CGGCCCTGCGCTTTGCAGGATGCCCGCGAACGGAACGCGAATTCCGGCCACGGGCAGGTAGTTCGCGACCAGGGTTCCGTTGAGCGCCCCGGAGTCGATGAAGGCGACGGGATCGGCGGTATCGACCCCGTTGGCGGCAAAGCCGACATCGAGTTCGAGCACGCCCGTGCCGGTATCGATGTCCGGGCCGCGCAGAAGGCCGTCGATCACGTACGTATTCGCCGGGATCTTGCAGATCGCGACGGTATCGTTGACGACGATCGCCGAGGAGAAGTTGTAGCTTCCCCAGCAGACGAAGGAGACACCGCCGCCGATGGGCTTTGGCGTCGGGAACGTGGAAGCCCCACGATCGGCAATGAAAGCGGTTGCCATTGTGCGGTCCTCCCTTATGCCGTCGGCTGCGCGGCAAACCACCCGGTCACCACGCCGTTGTCTTTCGGCGTATCCGTGTCGTTCGTGCCAGTGCCGAAGATGATCTTGCGAACGCCGTAAATGCCGTCGATCGCGATCCCAAATTTGTCGTCATAGTCGAACTGTTTGATTATAGTCCTCCAGCGCTTGCCGTAGACAAGACCGACCGCCTGGGCGCCGCACAGCAACACCGGCCCGCAGGCAATCGTTCCGTTCGACGGATAGGACGGAGACCCCGTGACCGGATCGTTCATCAGGTCCGGAATTTCCTTGCAGATAATGCCGTCCCAAAGCAGATCACCGCCTTCGAACAAGCGCGAGTTTTCCATCTCGAGCGTGACTTCGCGCTGCGCCTGCATCATCGTCGCATTCGTCTTCAGATCGCGGAACACGCGGGGCGAGCAATAGGCTATATAGTACCGGCGGCCCTTGCTCTCCGTCTCCCGAATAGGCGTGATCTTCGGATCGCACTCAATGGCCCGCGTTTTCATGATCGACAAGGCTTGCGGCGTCAGCTTGTCGTCCGTGTTGTCGAGGGTCGCCATCGCCGTGGCATGAACGGCCGATCCCGCCGTGCCGGAGTTGGCCGCCAAGGCGCCGAACTGCACACGGTCGAAGTTGTTGTTCAGCCATGTGTTGCGCTGTGCCGCCGTCGCGGTCCCGAAGAGCACGCCGTCGATCGACAGGAGTTGCTGAGAGATCAGGTTTTCGGTGTCTTTCTGCGCCCAGTCCTGAAGGGTCGCGCGCGCGCCATCCCGCAGGTCGATGGCCGACTTCCATTCCTCCATTTCGGGAATGGAGACGGCATTGCGGCGCTTGTTGATCCGAATGTCCATGGACCGGGAGGACATGTCCTCCTCGTTCCCTTCCATCATGTTCGAACCAAGCACCGCCTGTTGCCGAAGGCGATTGACCAGGGCGATGACAATCGCGTCGCCCTTGCCCTTGCTCAAGTCTTCCTTGACCTGGATGATTGCGTTCTCGTCGGACCCGTAGCTCGCGGTGTATCTGCTTTTGGACAGATATTCCGTGAAGAACTTTGAGTCCCATTTCTTTGCACTTAGGCCTGTTGCGACCGTAGTCTGTGCCATTTTCGCTTACCTATTTGCGAGAATGTCCTTGATGGACGGCTCGCTGAAAGCCGGTCCGGATCGGGAGCCCACGTTGCGCGCGGAACTCAAGTCGCTCGGCATCCGCGGCGGACGGCGGAACGGGGGCGGCTCGTCCTCGAGCAGATCCCGGCCGTTTGTCTGTGCGGTGCCGTTGCGTAGTTCTTCGAGATATTCGGCACGAATCCGAGCCTTGTAGGCTTCGGGATCGTCGCCGATCTCGGCCCTTGCCTTGCGCTGAGCATTCCATTTCACGAGAGCGTCGTATTGATTGTCCGACGTCTGCACGATGTCAGAGAAGGTGTTGCCGAAGTTGGGATCGGTCTGCGCGGCCTGATTAAGCGCAAGCCACGCCTCCTTCACCACGGCTTCGCCGTGCCGACTGATCGCATCCGGAAGCTCCTTTGCTTCCCGCTGCATCTGCCGGGCCAATCCTTCCTGCCGACGCTCATCCGCAATCCGCTGGCGTTCTTCCGCCAAGGCTTCCGCGATCATCCGCTTGTTGAACTCGACCGGATTGTCCCAATCGAAGTCGACCGGCTTTTGAGGCGTGGGCTGCGGTTGCGGCTGCGGTTGCTGCAGACGGAGCAGCGCTTGCGCCATTTCAGCGTTCTGCCGCTGAACCTCCGCAAGAACCCTGCGTGTGTCAGCGACCTCGTCCGTGTACTTGCGCCGCTTTTCCCGTTCGGCTTCCAAGGCGCCGCGCGGAACCGTTGCGTCGTCGTCGTCCGCTTCGTCCGGAACGCTGCGGCGGCTTTGCCGGATGACCTCCGGCTCCTCCGTTTCAGCCTCCGGCGCTCGTGAAACCTTCTCTTCCTTGACCTCGGGTTCGGGCGCAGCATCGCTGCCCCGCGCCGCGAGGATGTCCCCGATGCTCGGCTCTGACATGGTTTGTGTCCTACTGAGTGACGTTCAGTTGACGATCGCCCTTAACGGAGGCGGCCCGATCGCCCTTAACGGAGGCGGCCCGTCGTTCTCGTCAGGACTCGGTGAGGCGCTGCAGGCGCTCCGCTCGTTCCCGTAACAATTTCCGGCGCCGCTTTTGCGAGCGCTCCTCGCCGGCATCGGCGAAGTAAGCGGTTCCGTCACCGCTGCCGCCGCCTAAGAGCCCGCCGTGTCCCGCAGTGTCGATCGTCCCCGTCTGCGTAGCGGCCGATGTCGTCTGCGCGCCCGTGACGGTCGCGGTTGCAACGGCCGCCTCCTTCAAGGAGATGATCAGGCCGGACTGCGATTGCGGGAAAGCCGGGAAGTAGGAGGCGTTCGTCGCATAGCCGGTTGAGCCGTTGGCCGCGACGATCCGGTAGCCCGTGCCGGTGATGACACCGTCCGAGCCGCCCGCGCCCGTCAGTCCTTTCGTCGCGCCGGCCGTAAAGCTGTTAGTCCACCCGGACATTCCTGCCGTGAAATTCTCGGTCGGATGCTGACCGCCGATGGTCGCGATGAGGAGCCGATTGCCAGATGTCGGCGTGATCGATGGCGTCGTGTAATTGCTGCCCGATCCGCTGTGAGTGATCGTGCCGGTTGAAATGTCGTACGGAGTCGCGTGAACGCCGCTGAACTCATGCAGCGTCCAGGCGACGAGGTTCGGATCGTCGAGAGTGAAGGCGTAGCTCGTCTCGCCGGCCGAAAACCGCCACCAGAGAAAGGCGCCGTGATAGTCCGACCAGCTCATGCCGGTGGACACGGTCCACCCAGCCGGGACGGCGGCCGTCAATCCGGACCAGCACGCGACCGACAGGACGACGAGGTTGCCGGTCGTCGTCGCCGAGCCGAACGCGGCGGTTATGCTGGTTGTCCCGGCAGTGTTCCCGCTGGCCGATTTGACGAAAGCGATGGCCATGGCGGTTACGGTTCGGTTTTCGTCCAGCTGTTGAAGTTGATCGTTTGTCCCGATGCGATGGTCGTCGAGTCGATGATCAGATCCGTTCCGCTTGTTCCGACCGTCCCCTGCTCGTGGCAGGTTGTGCCGGCGCTGTCGTAAAGCCGATAGAAGGAGGCTGTCCCGCTGGCGCTGGCCGTCCCCGACTTCGCCCCGCCCAGCATATCCTTCGTTGCGCTCGAGGCGGAGGCAGGAGTCGGCGTGACTTCGACCAGGAGCGTGTTGCCGGAGAGCGCAGTGGACGCATTGGCCGGAGGCGTACCCGAGTACAGCCGCAGCTTCGGCGTTGAGGCCCATCCCGTCGAGATGGCGTCCAGGCGGCCGTTCTTGACGGCCGTGCTCGTCGTCACGGTCATGGCTTAGTCCCTATCGTTGAGTTCGCGTTTAACGCTGCGGACGACTGCGCTCATCGATTTTCGCAACCGTCTTGCCCAAGCGATCAATCGCTTTGGCCATGCTGGTGAGTTGTCGTTCGAGCCGCGCCGATACGCCTCCACCATCGTCATCTTTCGATGCATTGGCTTTTGCCTTTGCTTTGGTGGCCTCTTGTGCCGTCTGCAGTTTCTGAGAATCGAAAGCTTGTGCTGTCTCTTGCTTCTGCGCATCGGCTTGCTGGGTTGCGTGCAGCTTGTGCTCGTCCGCCGCGACAGTGGCGTGATGCTTCAGATTGGCGCCGATGTTCTCGTGCTGGAGTGCCGATTGCTGGCGCTGGTTCTCGTAGTGGCCAAGCACTTCCTGCTTCCTGGCCTCGCCGACGAGATCGTGGTTCTGCTTTTGCTCGGCGAGGTGCGCCTGCGTGGCGGCCTGAACCCGGGCCTTGCCGACTTCAATGCGCTCGTTGACCTGCGCCTCGCGCTGATGCAGATCGAGCTTCAGCTGATGCTCCTGCGCGGTCTGCGCCAGCTTTTGCTGGTGGGCCTGTTGGCCCTGCACAAGCTGTTGTTGGTGATCCTGCGCCTTAGCCTGCGCTTGCATTTGCAATTCCTGCTGCTTCGCCTGCAGGGCTTGCTGGTGCGGATCGGGCGGTGGGCCTTGCTGCGCTGCCTGTTGTTCCCGCTGTTCCATCTCCTCGAGGATCTGATCGCGGTTGCGAAGGTTCGGCGCCATCTTGACCAGGCTCTTGAACGGCAACTCACCGTTCACGTCGACCTTCTTCAATTCCACCATCGCCTGCCATTGCTCGATCGCGGGAGCGACCGTGTCGTTGACATCGTCAATGTAAATATCGACGTCCGCTTGCGCGGTGGCGTTCTTCAGCCGCTGTTGTCCGGTGGCCGGATCGAGGTCCGGGATCTGGATTGCCTCGCCGGTCGGCAGCTGCACCGGCACGGTGGCCGGCTGATTGATCGCCGCGAACCTGACGTTCCGCTCGTCGTCCGTCACCCGGATCCAGCGTTGTGCCGTCCAGTATTGCCTGATGCGGTTCCAGACCATCCGGTAAATGCGGCGATCGAAATTGCGCAGATCGTCAAGCAGCGACCCGAGTTCGATCATGCCGCCTTGCTGCGAGGCGAGAATGGCCCGGCCTGACGCATCCTGCCCCTGGTCGCCCTGCATGGCGGCGTTCGGCCCCATGAGCTGGATCGACTCACGGGCGATCTTCATCAGTTCGATATGCCCGCTCGCAAGGTCCGTTCGCTCGCGGAACGAGAAGCGGTTTTCGGCCAGGGCATCCGGGGCGACGATGATAACGCCGTCGGGCCGCGCCGCCTCGCGCCGGGCGCGTTCGATATCGTCGACGGCGCCCTTCTCGGCCATGATCTGCGTCGTATTGAGCAGGTGCAGCGCCTTCGAGCCGCGCTTGTTGTATTCTTGCTGCGGCGAGATGAATTGCTTGATGACGCTGTAGCGGTTGCCTTCGCTATCGACATAGGCCGATTGCAGCGCCATGCCGCAATCCGAATAGCCGTCGTCCGTCATGTACGGCGACTTGCCGCCGTTGAGCACGCCGCCCTTGGTGAAGGTCCAATCGTACCATTGCTCGTCGCGCTTAATCCACATCTTGACAATGCGGAGCCGCTTGCGCTTGCGATCGGCCCAGATCGAGGCCACCGGCTTGTCGTCGTAGGTCTCCGACATCGGGCCGGAGTCGGCGAGGGTTGCGTCGAGGATATCCTTTGCGTCCGGCCACATGGCCTCCGCGTCGGCATAATCCAACCACACCACCGCGCCGTAATAGGCGGCATCCGAGCAATCGGTTTCAAACGAATGCGGATCGATGAACAGCCGATCGAAGCGGTAGCGCTTGATCTCGATGCAGATTTCGTCCGGGTCGCTGTAGTCGCCGGCCTTGCCGTAATCCTTGACCGTGACTTCGGCTCCGCCCGTGCCGCGGATGAGCATATCCCGCCAGACGCCCGATCGGACGGTGTTGTAATCCTGGTCCTCGACGACATAGTTCAAGGCATCGCTACAGGCTTCCGCGTCCTGCTCGTGCTGTGGCGTGCGCGGTAAGGCCTTCGGCTTGGTTCTTTGCTGCTTTTCGAGCCCGACGAGGAAATCGATTTTAGGCTTGATGAGGTTTGTTTCGACTTCGGGCTGGTTGCGCTTGCGCAGCGCCTGCCGCTCTTTCTCCGTGAGTTGGTCGCCGTCGTAGAACTGTTGGTACAGTTCAGCCCTTTGCCGGGCTTCATAGGACGAGTCTTCGCTTTCCTCGAAGCGGGCGACGAGGTCTTCAAGCTCGAAGCCGAGATCGTCGTCGCCGTCTTCCGTCTGCGCACGCGTCTCCCGGCCCCGTCCCGTATCGGAGACCAGGGTGAGCGCGCGTGATGGCATGAGGTGAGTCCTAGACGGTCTGCCAGTTCAGTTCGTCGCGGTCGGGCACATCCCAGCGGTCCCGCGGTTTGACGACGACCGGCTTCAGCCTGTCCGCCGCCTGCATCTTGTTGAGCAGCTGTCCCACCAGTCCCAGGGCGTCTACTTGGTCGTCATGCACCCCGACCGGAAAGCGCAGCAATTCATCGACGAGATCGGCCCGCCAGGGCGCATCCTTGCGCAGGCGAAGCCCGACGGTTGCCATGCGGCCGCGGATGGACTGCGCCCGCACCGCCTTGTCGCCGCGGGTCGGAAAGACCTCACGATGGCAGTAGGCCTTGCGCTCCCGAGCGATTTTCTTCAGGAACGGCCCGACGCCGGCTTTGATTTGCCCTTGTTCTTCGGCCCAGCCGATCGGCTTCCACGTTTTAACGAGGTCGCACCAAGCGTCGACCCAAACGTCGGGACTTGCCTGCTTGCGCCACAGGTCAAGCAGGTACAGGTCATCGTACTCGTCGACGCCGACCACGGCATGAACGGTGTAGTCGCCTCCATCGCTGGTGACGGCATAATCCGAAGCGCCGTAAACCGAGAGCCGATCCTTGGCCGGGAGCCTGTCGACATCGATCAACCACTCCCGCTTGAAGTAGGCGCCTTCGTCCGGTGCCGGACGGCCCTGGTAGAGCGCCGACCACAGCCGCGGATCGCGTTTGGCAACCTCGACCATTTCCGCCGTGAACCATTCCGGCCAGAGCCGATCGCCGATGTTCCGGCCAAGAACATCGTCGGCGCTTTCCGCTTCCATCGGGATGTTGAGCACCCGCCACCGTTCCGGCTCCTCCGCCAGGATGCGTCCGACGAGATCGTCCTCGTGCCAGCGGGTCGAGACGATGATGATCGAGGCGTTCGGCTTCAGGCGGGTGACGAGGTCGTACTTGAACCACTCCCATTGTTTGTCACGGATGAGCTTTGAGTCCGCGTCTTCGCGTGAGCGGATTGGATCGTCGATGAGGACGAGATCGGCACGACGCCCTGTGATCGAGCCGCCGATGCCGGCTGCGAAGTACTCGCCCTGCTTGTTCGTTTCCCATCGCCCGGCGGCGGCGTTATCCGGCGCCAGCTTGAAACCGAGCGTGTCCGCGTGCTCCTCGATCAGGTTGCGGACGCGCCGGCCCCACCGTTCGGCGAGTTCCAGCGTGTGGCTTGCCGCAATGATCGAGGCGTCCGGCGCTTGTGCGAGATACCACGGCGGGAACAGGATCGAGGTGAACGTGGATTTTGCCGATCCGGGTGGCAGGGTCAGGATCAAGCGATCGTTCTCGCCGCGCGCCACGGCCTCGAGTTCTGCGATGATGATTTGGTGATGGGCTGCCGGTTCGAAGCCGCAGAGCCGCGCGAACTCAGTGAGACTTTCGCGGACGAGGAGTCGGTTCAGGTCCGGCAAGAGCTGTGAGAGTCGGGCCTGACTCTCTTTCGACCAGTGCCCGCAGTTCTGCAACGATGGCCACAGAGTCGATATCTGTCCCGACAGTGACATGGTGGTCCTTCGGCATGAGCGAGGCAGCAACCTTCAAGTAGGTCGAAGGATCTTCCTCGCGCACTTGCGCGATAACGCCAGCGCCGTGTTTGTCGAAGTCATCGGCGAAGGCAGTTAGCAAGCGCTCTTCGAGCCTATGCTTGGAGCTTTTAGGCCTCCCGAGCGGGTTGCCGCTGACGCCCTTCTGCCAAGGCATTGTAACCTCTGTTGATACAATAT